TCTGGTATTACAATAACAATTAACTACTGGAATGGTGCTGGAAGTGATCCGGATATATCATCTGCACTTAGTATCGTTTTTGCTGAACATTATCATATAATTGTTACGCCCTACAATTATTTAGATAGTCTGCAGATACTTCGTGACTACCTTGATAGGGTTTCTTCACCTTTTGAGCAAAGAGGCGCTATTGGTATTTTTGCGCTAACTGGTGAGCTTTCAGATGCTACTACTTTAGCGGGAAATATTAATCATGGAAGGATGTTATGTGCATATCTTCGTGGCACAAGAAGTATTTCTTATGAGCTTGCATCTGCTATGGCAGGAGTAATAGCTTTTGAAGAGGATCCTGCAAGACCTCTTAATACTCTTGAACTGAAAGGTATTAATCCACCTTCGATATCAGATAGGCTCTCAAGAAATGAACAGGAAAATTGCCTCTATAATGGAGTTACACCACTTGAAGTGGATACTGCAGGTAGAGTGAGAATTGTTAGAGCAATTTCAACATATATTAAAGATGCAAGCGGGATAGAAGATATATCACTTCTTGATATTACAACAATTAGAACACTTGACTACGTAAGAAAAGCATGTAGAGAAAGAATCAGTCTTAGATTCCCAAGAGAGAAGTTGTCTGCTAAAACACCAGAAAAGGTTAAAACTGAGCTTTTAGATGTTTTAAAGAAATTAGAAGAGCTTGAGATCGTTGAAGAAGTGGATGCAAATAAATCTGCTCTTATTGTGGAAAGGGATTTACAGGATCCTAATAGACTCAATGCTAAAATCCCAACAGATGTAGTCAACGGCTTACATGTGTTTGCTGGAAGAATAGATTTATTACTATAGGAGGTTGTATATGGAATATGTATCAAGAGTTACTTTAGAAGTCAATGGTCAAAGTATAGATGATTTTAAAACTGTGACTGAAAAAGAGTTCGAGATTCATAAAGAAATTAAACTAATGAATAAAACGGGATATGCAGAAACTACTCCCAGATACGGTGTGGAAGTGGAGTACGTGGTGCCTAAATCAAGCCCGGAATTCGACTGGAAGAGTGTAAAGGATGGAACTCTTACAATTGATCTGCAGAATGGAAAAAGAATTACCTATACGGGTGTATATGTTCTTAAAATCGGCAATACAAAATATGATGCAGAAAATGAAGTCGTAAGGAATATTGAATTAGGAGCGACAAATAGAATTGAATAGGTTTGAGGTATGGGGTATGGGGTGTGAGGTGTGGGGTCTCACCACTCACCATTCACCGCTCACCATTCACCGTATTTTAAGGAGGTTGTATGATTACACAAAAAGGTAGTTTGCTTATTGGCATAGAATATGATGGAAAAATTCATAAAGATTTTGAATTAAGACCCCAACTTGTAAGAGATACCGTGACAGCTTTTGAGCATCCCAAATTCAGTAATGATATGTATGCAGGATTAATCCTTTTAAGCGCGCAAATTATTAAATTAGGGGATATCCCAAAGGAGAAAATTACTCCAGAACTTTTACTGGATTTATATGAAGAAGATGTAAAAATACTCTTTTCAGCAAAGGAGGAGTTAGCAAATAAGCTAAAATCGTTTCGAAGCCAGGAAAATAGCATTAAATAAGATGATTTTAGTTCTTATGAAAGCAGGATTTTCGTACAGTGAAATACTAAATATGACAGAAGAGACAGCACTGAACTTTTTAGAATTATTTGCAGAGTTAAGAACTGGTAAAAAGACTAAAACTTATTATGTAAAAAGAAAGAAATAATGAGGTATACAACATCCATTATGAAGTCAAAAAGCTTGGCGGTAAGAATTACTAAAATTGCAAGTATAGAAATACTAATTATACCACCGAGGATGAAATAAATGTCCATAACTAACCTTGCTATATCTATTAGCATAGTTGACTTAGTTAGTCAAGGTATTAATAAAATTAAAAATAATATTGAAACTCTAAGTAAGTCATCTAAAGAAGTAAGTGAGAATTTCAGAAAAACGACATCTTTTCTAAAATATGGTCTAATTACGGGAGCAATCACAAAACAGATGATTGATGGACTAAAGCCAGCGGTATCTTTAGCGGGAGATTTAGAGTCGGAATTAAACAAGGTCAAAGTGGAACTACTCTCAGGTGGAAAAAGTGCAAAACAACTAAATGAGGAGCTTTTGAAAATTAAATCGTCTGCCTTTTCTATACAATCTTGGACACCCTTTGATATGACACAAATTGTCGCATTACAAAAGGAACTTATTAAAGCAGGAGCTACCGTAGAACAGGTTACAAATAAATCGGGTGCTGCGGTTGCCGCAAGCTTACTGGCAACGTATGAAAATGTGGATCCAGTAGAAGCAGGGAAAGCATTAATTCGTATCGCAACGCCCTTTAATTTAACAGCAGAGCAATTTATGGAACTTGCAGATACAATATCAAGGGCAAGTTCTGCATCTACAGCAGATTTAGCAGATATCATATATTCCGCAAAATATGCCTCTGGAGTACTGGCAAGTTTAGGAAGAAGCACTAAAGAACTTTCAGCATTATCAGCTCTGATGGCTCAGGTAGGGCTTCAGGGAGAAACGGGAGGTAGAGCAATACGTGAGTTTTTTCAAACCCTAACAAAATATTCTGCTTTCAGAGATGCTAACGGCAAACTCATAGAAACGACTAAGATCATAGAAAAGTTAAGACAGATTTTTGGACAAATGGGAGAAGCAGAAAAGGCACAAAAGTTAAATAAGATTTTCGGGGAATTGGGATCACAGGCAGCAATGGCACTAATTAATACAAAGGGAACTAAATATGAAGATATTATACAGGCAATGGATACAGGCGTTAGTCTACAGGAAAAGATTAATTATCAGTTAAGTGGTTTTAAAAAGCAGTTAGAATCGCTTAAAGGGAATTTTAAATCTACAATCTCTGATATTTTTCAACCTGCGTTGCCTGTGCTTACAAGTCTTATTAAAAAAACCAATGATTTTATATCATACATAGGTACCCTAAATAATAAATCAAATACTCTTGGGGAATTAACTTCTAAAGGTTCGCTTGTAGGTTTGGGTGCAGGAACAGCGGCTACAGCTGGGCTTTTGACTGCAGGTTTGTATTTTGGCAAAAAGACATTTAGTTCTTTGGGTGGTATTAAGGGCATATTGAAAACTTCTACAGGAATCGCTATGGGAAAAACTATAGAGTCAGTCGCAGGGGTAACACCAGTTTTTGTCACTAATTGGCCTGATAATTTTCAAAGACAAAACACGGTCTTAAATTCTGGCGGTCTTTCTAATGTTATAAAGAAATTGCCACTTCTTGCAGGTGGTAAGGTACTTGCTGCAGGTGCAGCAGGGTATGCTATTGGAACAGGCATTAATTACCTGATAGATAAAAGTTTTTCTTATTTTTCTGGTGGAAAAACTAATTCATTGGGAGAATGGCTATACGATATTCTACATCAGGAAAATAACATACAGAATAATATCCCGATTGAAATTAATATTGTTGATGATAAAGTAATTACAAATTCAAAAGGGAACACAAACGTTTCGACAACTGTCAGAAGGGGTGAATTTTAATGATTGAGCAGGGAATGATAAACGGTTTTGAATTAGACATAGAAACAATAGAAGATTCCTTTGAAAAATCCATTGCAAAATACGAATTTCCATACCGTGATGGAGTTCTTTTAGAGGATTTAGGACAAAAGGCAAGAATTATTAAACTCAGATGCTATTTTTACAATGAAAAATATGAAAATCATATCTACTTTATTAACATGCTCAAAGAACAGGACCTTTTTGAATTTATTCACCCAAAGTATGGTTTGATATATGGTTCAATTGAATCAATTAATGTGAGACATGATGAAAGAATTAGAACAGCGGAAATAGATATTACATTCATCGAAAATTTAAGAACTGAAATAGAAATTATCCCACAAATAGAAATTGCAGAGACTTGTGAAGAATTATTCATTGAAGGACAAGAAGAACTAATAGAAGAATTAAAAGAATCTCTTTTAGAAGAATTAGATAGTTCTATAGTCAATATGTCACTTGATCCCACAAAAAGTATTCTGGAACAAATATCTTCAGTATCAACTACAGTAAAAGGAGTAATAAAAAGTATTGATTCTGCAATATCTTCTATGCAGTCGATAATGAATCAGGTTATGCTACCCGCTAATTCATTAATCAGCATGATTGATTATGCGGTTAATATACCGGGAAGAATTATATCTACCATTTCAACAGTAGTAGAAAGATATGCAACCGCATATCAATCTTTAGTCAGTGCACCTGAACGTTTTATGCAATCTTTTGAAAATTCAATAAATGAGCTATCAAGCCAGTTTGGTAAATTTTCAAAGGAAATCAAAACCTGTGGCAGTCAGAGAATGGCACTTTCTCTTGCATATATATTTGCAGAAGATCAGGAAAAAAGAGAAAAAGTAAAAAAGAAAGAAAAAAAACAGAATTTTGATATTCTTGGTAATTTCCAGAAAGATGATATTGAGCCAATTCTCACCATCAACGAAATTGAAAAATCATTGTATATAGTAAGAAAAAAATTACAGGAAAGTATTAATTATAACAGAAATAATACTTCTCTGAAAAAAATGGCAAGAGTTCTGCTGGAATATACAAACACAATTAAACTTGAAAGAGAAAAAATAAAAAAATTAAACATTTCAAGACCCATGCCACTGCATTTAATATGCCTGCAAAATAATCTCCCCTACTCTTTTGCAGAAAGGATCCTTTCAATAAATGATATACCAAATCCTAATTTCGTACACGGAGATGTAAATATATATGCAAGATAAAGTAGAATTAATAGTAGATAATGCAAAAATTGAAAACTTTCTTTCCTATAATATTGATTCTGATTTATATGTACCTGCGGATGCATTCAGCTTTGAATTTGTCAATCCTGATATAGAAATTACTACGGGGAAAATATGTAAGCTTATTGTTAATGGTTCACTTGAACACGTAGGCATTATTGAAAAGATAACAAAAAGTTATGATAAAAACAAAATAATACTTCGGGCAGAAGGAAGAGATCTTTTAGGACTTCTTGTAGATACATATGTCGATGAATTTTTCAGTGTAGAAAACATGAAATTGAAAGATTTAGCAGAAAGATTGCTTAAAAAAGTTCCATATATTAATCGTAAACAGATAATATATCAGGAAAATATAAAAATTAATAAAAAATCAACGACAAAAGTAGCGAGTTTTGATGAACCACACAATCTATTGCATATCGAACCTGGAAAAACAATTTTCGAAGTTTTAAAAGATTACAGTATGAGTAGATCCCTTATGTTTTATAGTCTGCCCGATGGCACATTTGTATTTGGCAAACCAAAAACAGGCGGACAACCAGAATTTTATATTTACAATCTTAAATCAAATCCAGTTAATAATAATGTCATATCAGGAGAGATGATTAATGATATTACTGAAAGATACTCAAAAATAATCGTGCTGGGGCAACAACAGTCATTAGAGAGCTTTGGAAGTGATACGCAAAAATTTAATACAAAAGCGGTTATCGAAGATAAAACATTCCCCTTTTACAAACCCTATGTGGTAACCAATAACAATGATGAAAAAAGTCCTCAATTGTATGCAAAAATGCTTCTTGAACAGATGAGATTTAAAGGTTTTCAGTTAAATTACAAAGTTAAAGGACATAGTCAAAGGGGAAAAAACTGGACAATCAACGAAATTTGTCACGTAAAAGACGAAATACTTGGAATTGAAGGAGATTACCTTATATACCAAAGATCTTTTATTATGTCAAAAGAAGGGGTATATACCACCATAAAACTATCATATCCCGGAGTAGTTCAATGAGCAGTGAATTTACTATTAAAAGGACTTCTTATAACAGGTTTGAGAATGACAAGTTCAGTGTAAGAACACCTTCCTTCTCTTACAAATTTAATAAACCTTTTTGCCTTAAATCCTTTTGGATAAATGATAATTTCTTTTTTGCCAAGATTGTATATAAAAAAGTCAGATTTGACATCCCTTACCCTTCTTGCTTCAAGAGTAATAGAAAACTCCTTTTGAGGAGTAATATTCTGGAAAGGAACAGACTTCTGAAAACAGGGATTGGTAAAAAAAATATAGAAGGATATAAAAATCATCATAAGGTGAATATATCATGATCAGGGCAATAATTCAATCAGTAGTGGAAGGAGTTATAAAAAGATTTACTGCTATTGGTAGAAAAGATGAAGTTATATCAAATCGTGAGTATATACAGCACTATGGATTTAGTTCGAGACCACTACCCGGTGCAGAAGGTGTAATAATGAAAGAAGGCAATCACTACATCATGATAGCCAGTGATGATAGAAGATACAGAATGCAAATAGAAGCAGGGGAAGTAATATTATACACCGATGAGGGCGATAAAATTCATTTAAAACGAAATAAGGAGATACACATACAAACAGGAAATCAATTAACAATTAACTCGCAAAATAAAGTATACATTCAATCTCCCGCGGTAGAAATAATGAGTGAAAATATAACACTTGGAAATGGCACACTTAAAAGGCTCATAGATGAAAGACTAAAACCCATATTTGATAATCATAGACATAGTAATGTTTCAGCGGGTTTCTTCAATTCAGGACCACCAACCACACCACTTAATTTAGATGAATGCTCAACAACACAGGTAAAGGGAGTTTAAATTAATGGACTTTAAAATTGAAATTGAAACTGGCACAGCAAATGGCAGTATGACCTTCGAAAAACAGGATAGTATTATCAATAACATATATTTATCACTCATGATCCCAAAAGGGACTTTTTTCTTGAACTCCGATTTCGGTTCTAAATTGCATCTGCTACAGAGAGCAAAAAATACATCAAATATTGAAAAAATAGCAAAAAACTATATAGAAGAAGCACTGAAATGGATGCTTGAAGCAGGACGCATCAAAAACCTGCAAATTAATACAGAAAAAGAACAAGATAGGCTCAAAATAGAGGTTATTGCAGAAAATAATATGGAACAGGTTAATTTTACCACCTTCATGGAGGTAATATGAGCTTTTTAAAAGGCTTTGAAGAGATATTAAATGACATTTTAACGGACTATAAAAACCAGTTTCCATCATCAGATGTAAGTCAGGGCAGTCTAATTTTTATTAAGAGCGCATGTTTAGCATCTGCATTGTGGGGATTATATAAATATCAAGATTATATATACAAACAGATATTTCCTGATACAGCAAATAAAGAAAACTTAGAACACCACGCCTGGTTATATGGTATTACAAGAAAATATGGGGAAACAGATGAAGAATTGCTTGAAAGATTACTATCATACTTAAGAAGACCACCCGCAGGTGGTAATAAATATGATTATGAAAACTGGGCTATGGAAGTTGAAGGGGTTAAATATGCAAAATGTATACCCTTAGGGCAGGGACTTGGTACAGTTGATGTAATAATTTTAGCAGATGAGACAATAACTGGTTCTGAAATACCATCCATAGAACTAATTAACTCAGTAAAAGCATATATATATGATAAAAGGCCTGTTACCGCTTCAATAGTAAGGGTTCTGGCTCCATCAATAATAACTACAAATATATCAATGCAAATAACAGGTAATGTAAATATAACTGAACTAACTGAAGAAATAAGAACATACATCAATTCCCTATATCCTGGTGATGCACTCTATCGTGCTAAATTGATAAATATTGCAGTAAATATGGGGGCTTTGAGCGTGATAATAGATAATCCTCAAAACGATATATCAACAACGATATATGAGATTATCCGTCCAGGAGAAATAAATGTATTATCATAAAGAAGTACTAAAACAACTAATGCCAATAGAACTTTCTGGTGTATTTCTTAAGGATCTCGAATTAGAAGGAAAGCAACTTGATATAGCATTATATAATGTTGAAAAACTAAAGGAACAAATATTCCCCGATACCGCAGACATCTTTTTAGATTACATTCGTGTATACGATATAGAAGTCAATCAACAAGATACGATTCAAACAATTCGAGAAAAGATAATCACAAAAATGAATGAGCGAGGCAGTTTAAGAAAAGAATACTATATCAACCTTGCAAAAAAAAATGGATATACAATCACAATACAGGAACTTCGGCCATTCATGTGTGGCTGGGATTATGCGGGATGTGAAATTTTGGCATATGAAACTATATTTATATTCAGAGTATACATACATAATCAAGAGACATATTACTTTCGAGCGGGTGAGTCCTGTGCGGGAGAAAGACTATTATATTTCAAAGAAAATGAAGAAATAGAAAAAATAATCAATGATCTAAAGCCTGCACATACATACGTGCAATACATATATATAGGAGGCTAAAACATGGCAAAAACAAACTTCATAAATGGTAATCCCTCACAGGGAATAATGGGTACAGTAGTTACTGCAGAATTTCTGAACGCAGTTAATAATCATTATCATACAGGATTAGATGAAGATGGACATGGAGCACTGGCATATGCGGTAGATACTGGCACTATAAATTCATATCAAATTTCTCTTACACCAGAACTTTCAACACTCATAACAGGTATGCCGATATATTTTAAAGCGTCCAACACCAATACAGGTCCAGCAACATTAAAAATCGGGAATCTTAATCCTGTTAGTATCAAAAAAAATGTAGTTCAGGATTTACAACCAGGAGACATCCTTGCGGGAGAAATAGTCACGGTAGTATACGATGGGACAAATTTTCAGATAGTCAAACCATATATAGATAACAAAACAATATATCAAGAAACAATACAAACAGCGACAGACAATATAAATATTAACAATTTAGATATCAACAACCATAAAAAATATCTAATAACAATAAAGCTCAAAAACCTGATTAATGGAGAACTATCCATGTTTATTAATAATGATGAGACACAGACAAACTATAGAAATCTGCTCATACAGCGAAGATGGGGATATGCTTTAGCTGGAGATGATAGAAACAATGCGTATATTACATGTGGTCTTGTAGCAGGTAAAAATACATTTATTAGAGGAGAAATAGAAACTTTTGACGGGTATGTAAGCGGTAAGTTTCATATAACAGATAACGTACAAATATTTGCAAATTATTATCAGTTTATCAAACTTGATTATTTATATACGGTGCAAATAGTCAATGTTACATCATTAAAATTCGTCCATAGTGCTGGCAATGGCATAGGAACT